GTCTTTATCCGATTACCAAGACTTAAACGAAACATGGAGGGCTTTTACACCAGATAGGAGTCAACATAAAGGGACGATGTTTTGGCGGCATAATAGCGCCTTAATCGAGTGTATCCATGGTGATAATCCAGAGGTAACAATTGAGGGTGCTAGGGTAATGGGTAACTGCTTTGACGAAGCTGCAAAGTTAAAGAAGCAGGTTTTTGATTCAGCGGTTTCCACGACTACCCAGACAAACGGCTGGAACTGTCTTTATGGTACTCCACGCGGCAAGAATTTTTATTATGATCTTTTTATGGAATGCCAGATTCACATGCAATGGGCGGCTAAGAACAATAAGCCACTTGAAATGTTTGCAATGCAAGCTAGAACGATTGATAATCCTTTTGTACCAAGGGAAACAATCGCGCGGGCAATGAAATATTTATCAAAGAGAATTTTTAGGCAGTTATTTCTAGCCGAGTTTTTAGATGATGGCTCGGTTTTTGTTGGGCATAGGGACTGCATTAAAGGCCCACTACTGGACTTTCCAGAAGAAAAGAAGGTGCAATCTTGGTTAGCAGAAGGAGCCGATGAAAAGTCTGTTGTGCTTGGCGTAGACTGGGCGAAACGTCAAGATTATTATGTAGCCATTGCGATAGATGTAAAGTCTGATGTGCCTAGAGTGGTTGGCTTCCAACGGGTAACGGGTATTAGCTATAAAAAATGTGTGGGGATGCTTTATAAATTCTCGCAGGAATTTTTAGAAGTGGTGACATGCAGACACGATAGGACGGGTGTGGGCGATGTAATTGATGAGATGTTAGAGCCTTTACCTTTTCCGATTGAGCCTGTAGTATTCTCGAACACAAGCAAGTCTAACATGGTCGAAGCTTATATGGTGGCGCTGGAAGAAAAAGATGTAGAGCTACCGAACTGGCCGGAACTTCTTAAAGAACATGATAATTTTGATGTAACCACAACAAGTTTAGGGCTTCCAAAGTACGAAGCTAGCGGCGGTGGGCATGACGATATTATCATGGCTTTAATACTTGCATATTTTGCAGTTTCCGAGATGAAAGATTCAGATTTTAGTGTTAGGATACTAGAAGACCTTTCAAGGGAAAAAGATTTAGAAAAAGAAGAGGTTGATTATTTGAATGATTTAATCAATCAATTTGAAGATGAAGAAGACTATTTTTAATTATGGCTTATGTGACTTATCTAAAACGCGGCGAAGCATTAAAGATCGGGGATAGTGTTATGATTCTCGAATCTGCTAGAGGTGCAAAGATAGTTTTAGAAGTTGACGATGATACCGTCATACATAAGCTTTCTTCAGAGGAATTAAAAAATGCCAGATACCGCAAAGCGCCGACATTATCCCAGCCAAAAGAAAAAGATAAAAAAACCTGAAGACATTGGAGAGACTAAGTACATAGACATATACGGAAGACTAGGCGAGCCTACGGGTGGCTTTTGGTCGAGTGAAAACCGTGCTTATATGGATATACTTACCATTAAGACCCTTTTCCAATCTGAAGATTGGGTGTTTCTAGCGGTTGACGCGATTGCAGACCCTATTAGTACACTTCCCCTTAAAGTTTACAAGGTAAGCTACAACGACGAAGGAGAGAGGGTTTTAGACGCTGACATGAGCCATAAGGTAAATGTTAGACTGAGAAAACCAAATAAGTTTTCTACCCAAAAAGATTTACTTTATGGATTAGCCGCTGACTATGTACTAGCTGGCAATTCATTCGCATGGCTTGGAGATGCTGGAAACCTTTACCATGTACCGGCTGAGAAGGTTTTATATAGATGGGGTACTGATAATATTCCAAATGGTTATTATATCGTATCGGATTTTGACGATGCAATGCCGGTTCCACAGTTTGAAACAGACTTAGACGAGATGGGACATACAAAAAGACCTAACCCAAGCAGCACAATCTACGGGCTTTCACCTTTTGCACCGGCTAAAAGATCGGTTCTTTTTAACAGGTATTCACAAGAATATTTGAACAACTTCTATCTTAAAGGTGCTACTCCACAAATGGTGCTAGAGCTACAGAAGGAAGCACAGGAAAAGAGTTTGAACAGACTTCAGACAACTTTCGAGCAAAGCTTTGTCGGACGTAGAAACCAACGTAGAACAATGATTTTGCCAAAAGGTGTTCAATCTAAAGTTATTGAGAATAAAATAGCAGATCAAAACTTGATTGAGCTAATCGAGATGAATGCAGACAGAATTTTGTCAGTGTTGAAGGTTCCTAAACATGTAGTCGGAAGACAGGAAAGCGGTTCACTTGGTAGCCAAGAAATGAAAATGGCTATAAAATATTTCTGGCAAACTACAATCACAGATACGGCTAACGCTTTAAGTCAGACATTATCGAGATTGTTTTATAAACAACTTGGCCCAGAGTACACAATAGAATTTGATTTTGACAATGTGCCAGAGCTACAGGAAGACGTTTACCAAAAAGCAGAAATGTCTAACAAGATGTTGGGCTTTATGACTGTGAACGAAGTCAGGAAAATGTACTGGGGTTTAGACCCCGTGGCGGGTGGAGATGTTTTAGCATCGGCGCAGCAAACGCAACCGTTTTTTATGCCGCAAACTTTGTCAATTCCACAGAGTAACGGCGAAAAAAAAAACGAAAATAAGTTAGACCCTGAAAAAATTAAGCAAGCTATTAAGCAAGTTGACGAAGAGATGCGCGGCATTGAGAAAGATAAGTTTGATTCAAGAAACGAAGCGGCATTGGGTGTTTTAATCGAGCAGAATTTAGAAGCGGTTGACCTTCTAAGAAAGATGGGAAAGAAAACTCTTAAGGCAAGAATAAAAGAATTTTCTATCAACAAAGAAGAATTTGAAAAAAGGCTTTTTGATTCTTATGAAGCCATGAAAGATGAATATTTGGCTGGGCATGCTGGAGACTTGCAAGAAGTTACTGACCTTGGTTTTGACCAGCAGTTGGTTTTATATACAGATAGATCTAATGCCGAAGCCGTTGCTGCTTTGAGAGAAAGAACCAAAGATGGAAGGTATGCTCTTTTGGCTAATAGGGGTATTTTTAGTTTTAACAGCATAAGAAGCACTACGCTAAATAATGTGATGAAAGAAATAGCTAAAGGCACAGAAGAAGGGCTTTCCATTGACGAAGTAGAACAGAACATTAAAAAATATTTTGAGGTTAATTCTGTCAATAGGGCAAATACTGTAGCTAGAACAGAAACGCTTCAAGCTTTGACTGTTGGACAAAACTCGGTTTTTGACGAAGCCAAGAAAGCTGGTATAGAATTTAAAAAGGTTTGGATTACAGCACAGGACGAAAGAGTTAGAGCCGATCATGTGGGCGCAAATGGTCAAGAGGCTAGCGACGATGGATTTTTTAATGTTGGTGGTGAGATGTTGAAATATCCTCGTGACCCTTCTGGAAGTGCTTCAAATACAATCAATTGCAGGTGTACGGTTTTGATGTTGCCAAAAGATGAAGATTTTGACTTAGGAGAAATTGCATAATGAAGAAAACTTTAGAAAGCTTTTTGCATATCAAAAGTGCAAAGCAAGACGAAAAAAGCGGTGTTGTGATTGAAGGCTATGCTAATTACAACGAGATGGATCGAGTTAAAGAAAGAATGGATCCCAAGACGGTTAAGCTAGAAAACTTTCTAAAAAACCCGATTCTTCTCTTTAATCATGACATGGATTACCCAGTGGGAAAGGTGATTGATGTAGAGCCAAGGGAAGAAGGGCTTTATGTCAAGGCCCGCGTATCAGGTGCCAAGAGTTCTAAAATCGAATATATTAGAGAGCTAGTGCTAGAAGGTGTTTTAAAAGCTTTCTCAATTAGGTATGATGTTGAAGACGTTTCCAAAAGCTTTCATGATGACCCAGACAACAAGGACGGCACCCTAATTACCGATTGGGAATTACAGGAGCTATCCATTGTTACAATCCCATGTCAACAAGATAGCTTGTTTAATTTGGCTCAAGTAAAATCATTAGGAGAGGCTAGAGACATGGCACTAAATTTAAAAGGCGCGAGCGCCGCGGCGATGATTAACAAGGCTATTGAGGCAGCGGTAAAAGGTGGAGCCGAAAAAGGTGACATTATTGAAAAGCTTTCCAAGGTATCAGGCTTAGAGTTGGGCGAAATTAGCCAAGCATTAGCTGGAGACATGACCCCGCTACCAGATCAATTTAAAGAGGCTTGCAAAGATATTCTCGAAATCGAGTCAAATGATCTTGATAACGCTGATGCTCAAGACGTTGAGAACCAAAAGTCTAAAGAGGGCGACGAAGAAAAAGAAAAAGGTTCGGATGAAGACAAGGGTGAAGACAAGAAAGAAGAGGAAGCAGACGAAGACAAAATGCCTATGGATAAAGAAAAAGCCGTAGAG